ATCTTTTTCGCTTAAATTTTCATTCGCATTGATACTGCGTACTTCGTCGATCGCCGCAAGCGTCTTTACCGCTCCGGTCGTGACCGTCTGCAGCACACCCGCCTGTATTGCCCCCGCGCGGAAATTCCGTGCGTTCGCGTTCATAATTGAGCCGAGCGTCTGTGTCCCACCCGCGTCCGTGCCTGCGCTCTGCGGCATACTGTTTGCCGCGCCGAGTCCGCCTTGCCCCATATTGGTAACATAGACGGGCATTCCGCTTGCAGCCCCTTGTCCGAGTCCGAGAGCCGCCTGCATCTTGCCGCCGGTTAAACTTTTAATACCGTTTGAAATCGTACCGATAAATCCCGACAGCGTTGCAAGTCCTTTCACGACGACGATCGCACCGAGTCCGTATTTAATCGTATTAAATACTTTTTCCATCCGCTCCGGATTTTCAGACAGATACGAAAGCAGATCATTGAGCCGTTCCAGAGGCTTTGCCAAATTGGTATCGGCAAATTTCAAAAAAGTTGTCTGCAGATTCTGCAAGTTCGCTTTCATCGTACCGGCCATCCTGTTCGATTTCGCTTCAAGCGCGCCGGTTGTGTCTCCTAAATCATCCGTCAGCTTTTTATAGTTTTTTCCGTACTGCTGAAAAGCGCGCACGGCTTTCATACTCGACATTCCGAATATTTCACCCAGAAAATCCGCATTGCCTTCTTTTTCCGCCACCGCGAGCGTATCCTGCATAATGTCCGCAAGGTCGCGGAATTTTCCGGTACTGTCGCGAACGGCCACGCCGATAAGCCCCAGTTTTTCCTGTTTTTGCGGATCGGCAAGTTCGGACATGATAGCGTCAAGCGAGGTAACTGCGGCCTCTTCATTCTTTGTTCCGGAGATAAGGATTTGCATCACCGCGCCGAGCTTTTTCGTATCTTCGACGGAGTTTCCGATAGGCGAATATGCAGACAAAACGGCCTTTGCGGTCTTAGCGAATTTGCCGAACGTGTATTCGCCCTGATCGCCCTGTTTTACCATATCGTCCATAAGCTGGCTGATAGAGGCTGCGCTGTAGCCGAACTTTTGAAACTCCGAAAAAACGTCTCCGATACTTTCGCCCGTTTCCCCTGTCGCTTGTAATGCAACGGCAATATTTTTAATATTGTCTTCGACGTATTCGAGGTTACCGGTTTTCGTCATAACGACATCGAGCGCGTCTATAACTTTTGACGGATCGATTTTAATATTCGGATCTTGTGCGGCTTCAAAAATTTTCTGCTTTAATTTATTAACCTGTTCCGCCGATGCGTCGGCGGTCATGCCCATGCGGGTAAGACGGGCATCCATATCGATGATCTGATTCGAGGCGGCGCCGAGAGAGAGCGACACACCGAGCGCGCCGAGTTTTGCTGTCATCCCCGAAAAAACGCTATCGACTTTATTGACGGCAGACATTGCTGTAGACGCAAACTTTTGCGTAGCGGCGCCGGCACCTTTTATCTCTTGAGAAAATTTGTCTCTTAAGGAAAGCAGTACGCCTGTTTTTATGTCAGCCATTATTTTATTCCGTTGACAGTCTTATAGTTTTTTACCGCCGCCGCATGCCATTTCTTGAGTTCTTTCCACGAAAAGTTCAAAATAACGGTATACGGCAAGGACGGCAAAAGGCTCATAAGCTCGGTTACCGTTTCAAATAGAAAATCGCATACTTCGGCAGCGGTCAGTCCGCCGCCTTGGTAGGGTCTTCTCCCGCGTTCGCCTCGTCGCTCGGATCTTCGTAGTCCGCTTTAAGGCCGAAAAAGACCGCGTAGATCTTTTGCAGATCGTACCGGATATTCGCCCAATCGCGCGGGTCGATCTCCTGCAAAAGCGATTCGGGTTCTCCGGTAAGGCCGGATAAAAGCGCAATATCCGATGCTACATCACCAGCCGCATGTCCGTCGGTGCGCATAAAGTGCTTTACCTTCGGCTGAGAAAGCGTCAGCTCCGAAACGGTTCTTTCTCCGAGCGTAACCGGATGCTTCAAATAAATCGTTTTCACAACCTCTCCTTACACGAGCTTTTGGCTCTTTGCCGAGTTGTACGTCACTTTAAGCTCGCCCTTAGAAAGCTCTACCGCCTCTGTTACCCATGCAGCAGGCATCATGTGCTGACTGCCGCCTGACAAAAAAATAGTGAGTGTATCGTTTGACACGTTCGCAAATTCCTGCGGGTCGATCGCCGCGTTCAGCGTCAGCACAAGCTCCGCCGCTGTCGGCGTTTCGACATAGCCCGTGTTTTCATGCACTTCGCCGACTTGCGTTTCCCGTTTGAAGCTCGACGGCTTAAACGTCGCGCCTCCTTCCTTTAAGGGCAGCTCTCCCAAACTTGTCGATATAACTCTTGAAACCTTTAACAACTGCATATTCATTTCCTCCTATTTGAATTGATTGAGTCCTGCGCCGATGAGGAACTGACCGATTAAAACCGGCTGATGCCGATATTCGAGCCGTGTTTTGCTTCCGGCTTTCACTTCGACAAGGATTGACGCTTTATAGCTTTCAAAGTCCTGACACCAGTTTTTCTGCCCAATGAAAACCGTTTGGTACAGGTCGGCCAAAAAACTCCGCCAGATTCCCGGTGTCATCACCTTCGCACCCGCGCCGAAGTTTTCGTCGGTGCTCGCGAGCTTCCACGCCTTAAAACGTTTTTTCGCTTCGGCGTTGATATAGGTGCGCACCGCATCGACGGTTTCGACGACCTGAATATCGAGGTAACTCGTATCGCGGCCGCCGTCCGTGTTTTCTGTGTAGCTCGTGACGAGCCGCTCGATAAGCACGTTCCCTGTCGGATCGAGCCGCCACGTTGCAACGCCTGCTTCAAGCAGTTTTTGCCGCGTGGCAAAATCGTATTCGCTGTCGGCACCCAAGCCCGTGATCTTCGTATCGTACGTGTTCGCACTCGGATCATCCGCAAGCACTCTGCAGGCAGAAGCCGCAAAGCGGGACGCCCACTCGCACGGAAGCGATACGGCTTCCCCGCGCGGGATAAGGCAGATATGAGGAGAGTTGATTTTTACCGCCTGAGCAAGGATCGATCCTGCTTCGCTCGCGCTTCCGATCTTCCCCGAAAGAGCGACGAACGCGCGTCCGCCTATTTGCCGCGTTGCAGAATAGCGGCTTTCAAGCTCTTCCGCCAAGAGTTTGATACTCGCTTCATCGTCAAAGTCAAAGACGATGTAATTCCACCGCTTTGCACCGAGCATTTCAGGGAGCTTTGAAAGGTCTGCAACTCCCGTTCCGTCGGTTTTCGTCCCGGCCTTTACGGTAACGCCTGCGGCAAGGCTTTTTACCTCAAGCGTGTTTTTGTTCCCTGCGGCTCCCTTATAAATAGAAGAAAAGGTGATTTTCCCCGCACCGTCGGCAGTCGCTTCGATCGGGTTGTTTTCGAGTCCGTTGCATGCGGCGACGATTGTGGCGGCAATTTTATCGGCTGTAAGCCCTGCACTAACAGCTGCCCACACGCCGCGGCCGTTGACGGTAAGCATAACGCTTCCGGCTCCCGCGTTCGCGGCTTCCACCGTATATTCCCTTTTCCATGCCGTCCCCGCTGCCGGTTCGTCGATCGGCAAAACGTACAGCTTTTCGGTTTTGTTAATCGACAAAAAAGATGCGGCCATAATCGCGGCAGGGCTTCCGTAGCCGCAGGCATCTGCAGCTTGCGAGGCGCTTACGACATTCACGGGTACTCCAGCCTGTGCCTTGCCGGTTTTTGTTTTTACGCCGACGATGAGGGCGGTTTTGATGTCGCCTGTTTCGCCCGCCAAACTGTTGTCGATCTCCTGATACTGTCCCGGCACCAAAAGCCCTGCCGGAATTTGCGTAAATGCTATCGCCATACTTATCTCCTTCTGTTTAATCAAAATTGACTATGTCATCGGCCGTTTGTTTTCCTACAGCCAAACTGCCGTCGTATCCTTTAAACCAGTCCAAATCGTCGGGCAAGGCGATGCCGCCGTCATACACTGCTCGCGCTTGAAGCCGCCATCGTACCGCCCAGAGCGTCGCGTTGATTTTATCGAGCGAGCCCGTATACAGGCACTGCGCGTTTATCTTTGTTCCGCCGCCGTAAGACACGGGATTGTCAATTTTTTTTATAACGCCGACCAGCGCCGAAACGAGGGACAAAGCACCGTCATACAGGCGGTCTTTATTGTCCGCCCTGTGCAGCACCCAGCTCACAAAATCGATGTAGCATTCATCCGCGACATCCTCGTCGTTTATCCCGACAAGCGACGTTAAAATCGCAGGTGTTGTCTGCATCAAGCGGCGGATTTCACCCTCGTCAAAATTACCCGGATGTGCGGCGACCTTTACCCGCTTATCGTTTGCAAACGCCGCCTGTATCTGCTCAACCACACTGTTCCGTATATCCAAATATGTCTTTTTCATGCGGCAACATGCTCCTTAAGCCACACATCGATTAAGTTTGCGAGCTCTGATATGTCCTGCGCGGATAACCCGATAAAAGGACGGGCGGGCATTCCTCGTTTTGTTCCTTCCTGTAAATAGTCGGCGTACTCTTTCGTCGCGCCGGTCAGCAGCACACCGCCCGATACCTGCGATTCGATCGTGTCGAGCAGCTCTCCCGTACGCCAAAGCGGAGGTCGTGCACTTGGAAAATGCTTTAACAAATACTGCCGTGTTTTTTCGGCAAGCTCCGCCCATGTTTTACCTTCGGGGTCTCGCTTCGTGCTTTCGATACGCTCCGATATTTGCGTTTCGATTTCAACGCCGAGACTTTTTAAGAGACTGTTCTCTTGTGCCGGCGTTAAGGCGTAGCCCTTGAGCTTTTTGGCAAGAGTTTCAATCTCTTTTATATTTACCGATATGCAAGAGACTCCCATTACAGCACCTTGCCTTTTTTCCAATAGCGCGGATCGTCCGCATCATCGGCGCCCCCTGCGACAACGACGGACGCTTCCTGTAAATCCGGACCGGATAATCCGCCTTTAAACTCGCGGTCTATCTTTTCCAAGAGCTTTATGCTGTCGCTATACCATGCCCTCTGATCTTCGCTCGACGTTACTGTGTCCGTTAAACGGTGTACGGTTATATCGGCACAAATGCCTTTTAAGGCGGCCGCAAACTGTGCCGGTACCGGATCGATGATGTCGCTGTCTTTTAACAGCCACGGAAGCTGTGCGACGATGATCCCTGTCGCATCGGTGAGCGCAAGCTCCACGCGAGCGACATCGAGATTACCGTCCTCGCCGAGCGGCAGCGAATGAAGCGCCGCCCGCTGTTCCAGCTCCGAAGCCGTTAAAAGCGTTTTCATTTTACTTCCTCAGCGATAAGCCACGGATCGGCAAGCAGAATGTCTGCAATGCCTTTCGCAACTTCGTATTCCGCATCGACCTGCCCGAAACACAAGCCTGCGCGGTAATACGTCGGCCGACCGGTTTTGTTCCGGACTTTCAGGCGGATTTTTTTGCCTTCCGAACCTTTGTCCGCATCGGTACCGTCGCCCGACTTTTCCGCTTCTTTTAAAGCGGTCTGTGCGGCATCGAGTTTTTGCTTTGCCGCTTCTACTGCTGCGGTAAGACCTTCGGCTTTCTTTTTCAGCTTTTCGTCTTCCGGTTTTTCCGCGAGCTCTTTTTGCGCCGCTTCCAGCTTTTCGCTCACAGCCTGCAATGCCTGTGCCGCTTTTTCGGCGGCGGCCTGTAACTGTTCTGTTTTCTTTTCCATTTTCGCCTCCGATTACAACCAGTGACAAACGACGAGCTTGACGCGATTGTAGTCGACATTCGATTCGCCGCCGCTCAAATTCTGCTTCAACAGAATTGCTTCGGCAGCCGCACGGTTCGACGCGTCAACGACGAGGTGCGTCGCTTTCAAGCCCAGCGGATCGCCGCCGTCGCGCTTAAACGCTTCCATCATGCCGAAAGCCTTGCCGAAGTTTTCAGGCGTCAGCGCTTCTTTCGAGGCAACTGCCTGTTGCCACAGTCCGTAGCCCCAGTTTCCGCGGTAGCGGATGCCGTAGAGGTACTGATCTTTCATAAAGACCGTATCGTTTTGAGTGTCTTTGATTTCGTCGAACTCAGGGGCAAAGCGCTCCTGCATGATGAAGGGCTTCAAGGGACGATCGAGGGCAAGCAGGAACCACGGTTTCCCGCTTCCGGCTCCGAGCACGTTCGATGCGGGCGTGTTTGTGCCGGTTCCGTCCGTTTTTTCATAAACGGGGTGATCGGAGTCAAAAAAGTTTTGCCCGTCGTAGCAGAGAGCGGTAAAGCCGCCGGCCATGAGCTTTGCGATCTGACGCCAGAAAAAGGACACCGTCTCCTGTCCCTGCGATTGGGCAAGTACGCGGTACTGACCGAGATTGTCGTCTTCGATGTCGGTGCGTTCAATACCGAGTGTCGCTTCGTATTTTTTGTTTTCGATCGTGTATGCGAACTCTTTCATGCTGTTCACGACACGATCGCCGATCCATTCACGCATCTGCGGAAAAGAGCCGAGCCACGCATACGAGTTTGATTTTGTGTTGCTCGTTATGATCGTAACGAGCTCTTTGTAGTCTTCGCGGGCTACCGCCGCGTCGAACGCCTGCCTGAATTCCGCGCGCACCATCGTGCGCAAAGCCTGTAAGGTACTGTCTTTTATTATCATAGTTATTTACCCCCTTTGATTTTGAGCCACTCTTCTTTCGTGTAGCCCATCGCCTTGCAGAAGGATTCTTCTTCCGCGTTGAGCTCCGCCTGCGTTTCGGCAGCAGGCGGCGTGCCGGAAGCCCCCGAAGCACCCCCCGGAATGAGAGCAGGCGAGCTTTCCATGATCTTTGTAAAGTTTGAAAGCCCTTCTTCGGTCGCACACATCGCAAGGTATGCGTCCTTGCTTGCAGGTGCGATCTTTCGATCGGCGACAGCTTTTTCAACGGCTGCCGTTGCCTTTGCTTTAAGCTGTGCGGCATTCATCTCAGCGAGCGTCTTTTCCGCTTGAACCGCTCGGGCTTCCATCTGCGCCAGATCCGCCCGCGGCGCGTAAGCGGCAAGATCAACCGTCTGTGCGCTGTTTGCTTGTGTTTTCAGGGCGGTGATCGCGGCAAGGACTTCGTTGTCGGTCGCGGTTTCGGGCAATCCCAATGCCGCACAAATTTCCTTTTTCATTACATTCTCCTTTGCCGGATTATCCGCCGGCGCGGTTTGTGTACTGTTGAGATTTTGCAATTCGAGGTTGGGGCTGTTGGTGAGCGCAGCGCGCATTATTTTAATAATCTCCCCCGATGCGTCGCATTCAAACACGGGAGAGATATAGCGATACTCCTGATTTTCAAGAGCCGTCTTGCCGCGAGACGTCCATACGGCATCAGCCCACACCGAGCCGTCTTCTTCCGCATGCACGTTCGTAAACCAGCCCATTGCAGGCGCACTCTCGCCGCGCGGCGCCTTCAAGTCGGTCGCGTGGTTTTCGTCAATGATATGCTGCGGCAAATACTCGTTCGATTTTTGTGCAATCGATTCTGCACTGCGCTTTGTCCAGCGCCGACCGTCGCGGCCTGCGACATAATCACCTGCAGGTAAGAGTTGTATTTTGTCCGGTATTTTATTGCCTTCGAAGTTGAGGCATAAAAAAAGACTGTCGGTATCCATACCCGACAGTCTAGTAGTTTTTTGTTTTCGACCTGTTATAACGGCCGTTAATAAAACTGCCGCTAAAAATCGAACGCGCGCTGCGATGCAGCAGCCTTAGCTTTCAGCGCCTGTGCTTCGCCCGCATGCCACAATCGATAAATCTGCGTAAGTGAGCAGTTATATTTGCGGCATAAATCCCTCATGCACTCCTGCGTGCCGTCGTATGCGCTGTGTACTTCGAGCGCGATCTGCTTTTTAAACGCCCGCGTTTCGAGCGGAATGTAGTGTTGTACCCCGCCGTACAGAGTTGCGATAACGTTTAATATCCGATCCGCGACCGCTCCTCCGACGGCATCCGTAAGGATCCCCCTGATTTGCTCTGCGAGATCGGTGTCGGCATGTACCGGTATATAGATGTGCTGCCCGCCGTAGTAGCGGGCAAAATGCCGCAGGGCACAAAGAGCATCGTCGTAGTCCACCCCTCGATCGACAACATCTCTTACCATGTCCTGCAATAAATTCATCTTGCCTCCGTAACCGCTATACCGTCCGGATCGTAGCCGGCATCTATCATCATCGCCCGCAATGCAAGCGTTACCTTTTGCGCCGAGTACACGTTAAGGAAACGCAAATGCACGGCGCCGGTGATCCGCCTTACAAAACGGTTCAGCGACCGCTCCGTCTTTTCACGACTGACCAGCTCCCACATCCCCTTGATGTACGCGAGCTGTGCATCGCTTGCAAGCCCGCGATCGAGATCCGTTACCGGTAATTTTTTTACAGAAAAACCAAGCGTTTTAAATGCCTTTAAAACTTGCTCCAGTTCCGCGACGGTAAGCTCCGCGCTGCTCGTCTTTCCGCCGACACCGCTAAGCAGTGCGCGATAATCTCCGTCGCTCATCTGCAGTTTGCTCTTTGCGACGTGGATAAGCTGTATGAGCTTTTTCCGTCTGTCTATCTTTTTTCCGGTCATTTTATATGCTCCTTACGCTTCATGAATTTTCAGTTTATTTGTGCGAAAACTCCGGCGGACAGCGATATTGAAATCGCTATCCGCGCTACAGCGGAAGCCTCACGGTGCGCCCACTTCATCGGCTTTGATATTTTTCCCGACAAGTGCCTTTTGCGCCGCTGTAAGCGGATTTCGCTGCATAAAGTTTTCCATCGCGTACGTCGCAAAAGATGCCACCGTACCGAACCGCTTCAGCCTTACATACTCCGTAACTTCATCGCTGTTTTCCAAAGACATAACGATTTCCGCAACATTGCCGCTTCGATTTGCAGAGCGGAGCGCTTTAAGTGTTATGCTTCGTACCATTGCCGCGCTTCGTCCCAGCCCTTCCGTCTGAGCCATCTCTTCCAGCGCCTTTTGTTGTTCGTCCGTTATTGTGATTGAAATCCTTTTACCGCCCATCTGTATCCCCCTAAAATAATTTTGTCTGCAGCGCATCCGCCATTTTCTGCCGACGCTCCGAAAGTACGTTATCTACCTGCTTTTCAAGCTCTTTGCTTTTATGCAGGTTCGACGGTGCGGGACACCCGAAATAATTTTTCTGCGCTTCCCGCATCCGTTCAACCAAATCCGCAAAATCTCCGACCGTCATACCCGCCGCCTACAACGAGTTCACCACATCGGCATTGACGACGGCGCTCCCCAGTTCCGCCGCAAGGTTTATCGCTTTCCTCGTCCAGTTGTTTACGAGCAGCGGGTAGGCGACGCTGTACACCTGCTGTTCGTTCCGCGTCTGCCGTCTGAGCTTCATCGCGAGCGCTTCGCACCCGTCATCGGTAATGACCGTCTTTCTGTCCCGATCGAACCGCGCAAACTTTACGTCAAGATAGGCTGCTATCTCTTTACCGCTTTTAAGCGGTTCGAGTTCCAGCACTTCCATACGGCGGATAACTTCGCGCGCTTCCCAGTTTTTAGCCTCGTCGAGCTTGCCTTTCATTTCGGGCTGTCCGATAAGGACGATCGCCAAGAGCTTTTTAAACCCGTCTTCGAGTTCCCAAAACCGCTTTAAATATTTCAGCGTCTGCACGTGCAGGTCATGTGCCTCTTCGATCATCAGTACATGGCTCCATCCGGCGCGGCTTGAGTTCGTCAAGATTCTCTCGATCTGCCGCGCCTTTGCTTCAAGCGTCCGTTTCGGATGCTCTTCCGAGCAATCCTGTATGATCGCGTCGCAAATACTCGATGCGGTCAGCTTCGATTTATCGATGATGCGCGGGATGATCACGCGCACCTTTTGCCCTTCCGTTTGCATACGGTCGATCGCGTATCGACGGATCGTCGTCTTGCCGCTTCCCGATTCACCGATAAGAGCAACCATCCCGCCGACGCGCGCCGTCTGATACAGATACTCCGCGATAAAACGGGTATCGCTTGTCATGTATACGTCTTCCGCTTTTGTTACATCACCCGTAAACGGGTCTGCAACGATTTTGAATTTTTTCCTCGCCTGTAACGACAACATACTTTGCTCCTTGTTATCCGATGCGCTCCTGCGCACGCTCTGTATACTCCGCCGCCAAATCGTCTATGAGACTCGACGGTACCGCATTGTTAAACTCCGTTTGCATACGCGCAATAAAGCCGTCCGGCACGTAACCGAGCCGAGCTTTTACCCGCTTTGCCGCTTCGACGCCGCTTATCAGGATATCGTGCACTTCGACGGTGCTTACGCTAATTTGCGTTCCGGTTGCCTGTCGGATAAACGGATTTTCAGGTTTAATAAGACTGTGCGTCTTAAAGCCCTTGCCTTCGGTAATCGATGCAAACGCCGCTTCTTTCCCGTCGCCCGCAAGCGCTTCAAGCTCTTTGTTTTTTATCTCGCGATCCGTGTTTCGCTTTTGCTTGTATTCCTGTCCGATCACGGCGGCACCCGCCATAAAGCCCGCATCATCGACGGCGACCGGAGCAAGTTCCGCGCGTTCGATATTTCCGCCTCGGTCGAACAACACCAAGCACAACGCTTCCTCGTCGACTAAGATCGGTTGTGCGTTTACGATGCTCCCGCTCGTTATGCCCGGTATCGTATGTACGCTGTAACACAGCGATTCTTTTGCTTTCGGATGATACACGCTGATCGTAAGGTTTCCGCCGACGGTACGGCTCTGTATGCCGTTGGTAAATATCAAACGGCATACGTCCCTGTCCGGCAGTTCCCGAAGCTGTTCCGCCCGTATCCGCTCCCACAGCTCGTGCCGGCTTCCGATCGCTTTCCCGTACCGCGTAAGGCGGCTGTCGTACCCGCTGATCAAGTTCGCGTTATATGCCGCGCACCACCGTTCAACCGCTTCGTTCAGCTCGTCAATGCTGTGCACAGCTTCGAGCTTCAAGAGGCACTCAAAATGTGTTTCAACGATGTTGTTCGCAATTTCGACCGCACCCTTTGATCTCGGGTTTCCCGCCTCATGCGTCTCCGTCTTTACCCGTAGCGCTTCAAGCGCCGTACTGGTTGCCTTATTGATATTGCCTGACCCCTTATCCCAGTACAAAAGTTCAGGAAGTCCGTGGAAAGTGTATACCGGCAGTTTTTTCTGTCCCCACGCATACAGCAAAAAATCGTACATATTCGATGCCGTCTCTCCGTGCGCCGCATAATAGCGTACGCAGATAGATGCCGAATAATGGTCGATGAGGACATACCGCAAACATTTTTCTTTTCCTTCCAAAAAAGACTTGTTTTTATATTCCTCATCGTCTCTTACGATTTTCTGTTTCCCGGACGGCGAATAGTACAAAAGACTGACCGACGGATCGGCCATGTGTACGTGGTTCGGATAGAGCGAGCGCAGGTTTTGATGAGGACGTGCCTTTTTCAGCTCCGCCGTTTGGAGCTGTTGCTCCCGAAGCAGTTCCCGCAGGCGGCTGTTTTTTACCGGCACGCTCCAGCCGTTTTGCAGCAGTACCGAGCGCGCGACCGTTACCGGCATGACCTGTTTGCCGTTTTTCCGCAGGCTGTGCTTTGTAAGAGCCGCGACGGTTTTTATCGTATCTTCGGCGACCGAACTCTTACCCGCATCGCGCCGCTTTTTCCGCCCCGACTCCCAGCCGCTCTCTTTAAGTACCTTATAGGCTTTCGCGGTTGAGAACGCAAATATCCGGCACATCTCATCTATGATCGCCTTCCGCTCTTTCGCGCTCTCCGCACGTCTCATTTGTTCGGCGTATTGCTCGTACACGGCACGTCCTCCTTTATAGGACAGGCAGCGTTTAACGCTTCGTCAAGCGTGTCCAGCTTTTCTTTGAGTAAACTCATTTCGCTGTCGAACGAACGCGCAAGGCGCGTCAGCTGATCGAGCTGTACGTCGTCTGTTCTGCAGATGTCTTCCACTCGATCGATCGCGACCGACAAGTCTTCTATGCCGCTCATAATTGCCGTAAACAGCGGCTTCCGCTTTTCATCGAGTTTTGCCTGTGCAATGTCTTCCTTCGTCGGCGGTTGCCTGCCGGCAAGCTCCATCTCCATGTCAGAGATTTTGCCTTCTTTTTGGCGTACAACTTTTTCAAGCGCTTCAATCTTTTTTTGATGCTCTTCATCCTGTTGCTTGCGATCTTCTCTGAGTTTACGAACTTCTTCTTCAAGCTGTCGAGACGACATTTTTTCTACATCGTCATGCGGAATGGTTCCTAAATCGCCGCCTTCAAGGTAAGTTTTGATTATCGGTTCATCCAGCTGAAGGACGGAACGAATCTTGCGCTTGCCTAAAAAGTTCACCGGTGAACTTTCAGAAACGTCTCCTATTTTCAGTACAGCCTGCCGAGCGAACCAACCGTCGGCGTGTGATGCACCCATCCGTTCCAAAGCCTCTTCAAACTTCCCCCGTGTTTCATGTGCGGCAATACGCATACAGGCTTTTCCGAGGTCTAACATGGACTGATAGATATTTCGGGTTGCGACGCGTCCCGTTTCGATAAGCCTGTTATAATCATAGGGTAAACCGTCTCCGTAGAGATCTTCGACTTGTTTAACGGTCAAATTGTGTTGCTCAAGCGCCACAATATCTTTTGAGATTTCTTTGTTACTCATTATTTGCCTCCTTGTTTGTGTCATTGCATTGCTGTTGCATATCGTGCTTCCTCTTGTGTAAGTTGTAATCGTGCCGTCTGAAACGACTGCATAATATGTCCGGCGATACTCCCGAACGAGGGCGACAGCCGCCACCGCCCGTTTGCGTTTCGTTCTGCCCATCCATATTTTTCAAACAATGCCATATCGCGGCAGATATTCGTTTCGCTTGTACCGAGAATCTGAGCGAGTTCTTTGTTTGTAAGCCCTGCCGTATGATTCTCATACAGATTTTGCGTAATGACGAATATCCGCTCTTGACTTGATAATTTTTCCATTATCGCCCTCTCATTGTTAACGCGCAGTCCATTATCGCAATCCCCAGTCGCTGCATGCTGCCGCTGTGTATACGCTCGCCGATGTTCTTTATCCGTAATCCCACCCGATAGATACATCCCATCATTGTGCGCCCCCTTACAGACTTGCCACGTCGAGCGGTATCTGCTTGTAGCTTTCGTCTTCCTGCCGCTCGTAAAAGCGCATATACGTTTTCGAGCTGACCACCTGTATGCTCTCGGTGATCGCATCCATCGCGCGCCGCCACGTTGCGTCCGTGATGTTGAGCCGACGCAAGCCGAGCACTTTGCCGGTACTGACGAGTCCGTTTTTACCGACGTTAAACGCGTCGTCGACAAGCACTTTCAGCTCCGGTCTTGCGTTCTTGCTCCACTTGCCGATACATTCGTCAATGAGTTGCTTTGCGATCTGGAGCTTTTCGTTGAACAAAATGCCGTCGTTGACTGCAACGATGAGCTTGTAGCGCCCGTCAAAACTCGTAAGCGTGATATTGCCTTTTTTCCCGCCGAGCTTTTTCGCGCCGCTGTCCTTCGCGCTTTCGTCAACAAAAGACTGTATTTCCTCCCATACTTGCTGCTTGAACTCGGCGAGTCGTTCCCGTTCGGCAAAAGCGCGCGACATAATCGAACACACCAAATCGTTCCGTTTGAGATCGAATTTTTTAATCATCGAAACCGGCACCTGCCGGCCGTGCGCATCTTCCATAAATTGTTTACTCATTCTTTTCCTCCTGTTGGTTGATAGATTTCAAAATGGCGTTCTTTGCTTATAAATTTCAAAATTTCTTCTTTCACGGCTTTTTTAGGAGCACATGTGTCTTGTGATATCTTGTCTATTGCCGAATTAAAAAGTGCCCCTAACCCCATTAAGAGGTTGTCGTAGGAGGCATTTATTTTTATTCTTGCAAAAGGTTTTTTATCTTCTTCAATCGTACAGATGATTTTTGCCAATATTTTCATACGACATTCTCCTTTACTGCCCGCTTTGCAGCGGCGAGTACCGTCTGCCAATCGGGAAGCCCGAGCGCTTCGGCGATCGCCTGTTGAATGCGTGCCGATGTGCGACGCCCGTGAATAACCGCCCACACCGACGTATCGCGGACGCCGAATTTCTCGGCGATGTCCGTTTGCGATACGTTGATAAGTGCGAGTTGATACTTGATCCATCCGCCGTAAATGTGACCGATAGTTCGATTTTTCGGCTTGTGGATTTTACGTTTTTGCTGTATCATAGATACCGTCCTTGCCTGATTACAGGCTTGTTTTTTGGGGAAAAGCGGAAAATATGTTGCGTTTTTCGCTTTTCTTTTTTACCGGCTTAGGTTGCCCATTGTTCCAGCCGATATACCTATAATAAGCCAATAATGGCTAAATGTCAAGCCTTAAATGGCTTAAAAAGAGGTTTTATTTGCAAGATTTAGCTAAAAAATTCTTAGAAATTCGTAAGCAACTCAATTTGAGTCAAGCTGAAATGGGGAAAAGACTTGCTATACCTCAGCGAACATGGGCAAATTATGAAAGTGGGCATTCAACTCCGCCGTTAAAAATTCTTATAAGATTGGCGGAAATGGGATATCCGATTAAGGGGCTAACTACAGGTGTTGTTTCGGATATGAAAGATGCAGGGATAATCTCTGATGCCGAAATCAAAGAGCGCCAAGCAAAATTAGGCGGTTTCCCTGTCGATATGAATATTAAAGATTTGCCGCCGATTACTAAAATTATTGATAACGGCGGTTTCGTAATTCCGATCCTTGATCAGAGCCTGTCCGCAGGTAAGGGACAGCTTTTACCCGACAGTGATGTATCGACGGGGTATATCGCAGTTCCGAAAGAATTAAAACGTTATGGGAATAACCTTACGGCGCTCTATGTAAACGGCGACAGCATGGAACCTACCTTGCAGCGCGGTGATCTCATCGTCTGTGACAGTTGCGGTTGGGACGGCGAAGGGATTTATGCCTTACGTATGGACGGGTGCGGCTATGTAAAACGCCTTGCGCGGAAGCCGGGTAAGATCGTTGTTATTTCCGATAATCCGAAATACGAGGCGTGGGAAGAACCGGCAGAAAGCCAAGCCATTGATATAATCGGACGTGTACATTACACGTTTAAGCATGTGGACTAAAGGCAATCAAAAGAATTTTGCTTTATATAAAGTATAAAAAGCAAGAAGAAAATAAAAGCATAGGGGCTATAACTTATGTCGAATATAAGAAAAATTAGTCTGTGTATTGTGTATCTTATTTTATTTTCTTTCTTCGTGACGGCAGAGAATTTTAATGCAAAAGCAGAAAGGGATAAACTTATTGCGTTTTTTCAAGATGTTGTAACTCTATTTTGTAGTCTAGGAAACACAACTCTAACAACCTTTGAAGATGAGTGGGCGGAAGACGGACTCGAAACACTTAATGATATCCTAGACGGCATGACATATGGTGATTTTCAGAAAAGTATAGATTTAATTAAAAATAACATGGAAGCCCTTGAAAACTCTGGGGGGCTTTCATCAGTTGAGCTAAAGAACTTTAAACAAGTTATGTCTGACATAAGAACTTTGCACGAATGGAACATAGAGCGCTGTGAAGTTCCCAGCACAATATCTCTCATATATGATAATTCTGCTATTTTAAAACTCGAAGAACAAGCAGAAATTTATAAGTCAAACATCAACGATTATGAAAAAGAATTGAAAGAGATGCAACAACCGGAGGAAATAAAAAACATACTTGATTCTGATCGAGAACTATTATCACAGCTAAGAAGTAAAAACAAAAACACAAAAGACGTAGAAGATCATCTTGCTAATGTCGCAGCAATTTATTCCTCTGCATTAATGCACCAGAAAAACTTAAAAGAAAAAATACAAACAGCACAGCAGTTTTTAGCTGATATGCCTGACCGTATTAAAAGCACTGAAGAAGAAGCTTATATAAGAGCATCAAAAGCCTACAGAAAAGATATGTGCAAGAAAATAAATAATATTCAAACATGGATTGATTTCTTTGATCATAAAAATACGGTTCTAACGGATTTTCTCAAACTTATCAATACCGAAAGATATATGAACCAAAAAATTGATGAAGTAGTGCCCTTAGAAGAGATATCTGATTATCATAATAGGTTAAAGACATTTTTAAAAACATGGATGTTGCCATAATTAGACAGGTAATATTGATTTTTACCGTGATATATTCATCTTTGTTTTTCGGTCTTCTCGTTTTATATCTATTTCAGTTTCGTAGCGGCAATGCCCACGGAAGAACAAGCAATATAACCGTTGCGCCGATATAGACAAGGGCGAACAGCGCATTGGCAAAAACTTCTGTCGCGTTTTTTGCGAGTATCTTTACCTGTATAGAAAGCGCGAGCAGCACTCCGAAACAAAAACAAAATGTCCGCATTACGATTTCAATGTGTTTCATTGATCCACCGTGTAAAACGCTTAACGGGCATACCCAAAGCCTGCGCGATACGTATTTCCAAATTCGCGCCGCGCGAATTTGTCCAATTGGGAAGGGTTGCCACCCCGTCGCAGTCGAGCAGTGCGGCTATATCCTTTTTCATGTAATCTTCCCACGTCGTTCCGCGATGCCGTATTTTGCACGGGTTTACGACGATGTATCCGCGCAGGCGAAGTGCACGCTCGGCGGCGAGGAAGTTTTTTTCATAATTTTCTATGCCCGTGATCGGACCGGATATATACAGTTTCATGCAAACCGTCCTTTTTAAAATCATAGATGCGGCGGGATGAGATTTACTGTCCCGCCGCCCGTCGATAGTGTTGTCAAAGGTTGAAGCGTGCGAGCGGAAAGCCGAAGAGTATTAGAGCTGCCGACCCGAGAATTGCCAATAATATAGTCCCGGAAAAAGTAACCGCCCCTGCAATAAGCAGTAGCACGACGGCCGTATATAGTGCGCATAAAAGCGCGATAAGCGTCGGTTTTTTCTTGACGGTTTTAATTGTGTAAACCGTCGCAAGCGCACATCCGACGATCAGCACGAAAGCACCGAGCGCGTCGAACACCCAGTACGTGCTGTAACTCATGCAAACCGCGCCTCCTGCAATGAGGGCGAGCGCAAGAATTAAAAAGAATTTTTTCATGTCTACCTTCCTTGAAAAAATGTGCCGGCACGAGTCCGCCGGCGGGACATCCGATTGGATCGATGTTGTCGATCGAGGTTATGAGTATTTTAATAAGATTGCGCTTGCCGTGTGCTGTAACGGCTGTTAATAAAACTTGACATTTGTGTTATTTGGAGTTAGAGTAAAGGCAAGATAGGATACGGTAAGAGTGCGTCGTGTGTGTCTTTATGACCTCAGCGACCAGGGACAGACCCCACAAGGGAAACTCCCCCGGCGGTAACGGAACGGGGATGTAGGCTGCCGGATTCCTATCTTATTTTTTTTAATTTTATTATGTTGCGGTATGCTTCAATGCCGGATTCGCTTTCCGTAGAAATATCCATATAAAACATCGTATCTATTTTTGGCAGTTTTAAATATTTTTCTGTCGCAGATACATCAACGGCAATTTTCAGATATTTTATTTCAGTCAGTTTTTTTAGGAAAAGCAAAGAATTCTTTTTTTCGCCGTTCCAATAGACATCCGCGTCGGCAAGGTAATCAAACAGGTTTTTCCAGTCTTGCCGTGTCGGTGCATTGCCGGCGGCAGTGTGGCGCTTTAAATATTTATCGCTCGTAATGAGATATTGCTCGAGCACAATGATATTTCGTGCATCGGCATCGATCCCTTGCGTGTGCAAAAAATCGATGATTTTCTTATCGAAAAAGCCGACCGGCGTCGTGTTGCGGGTGTTCACGCGATTTATCTCTTTATTTTTATACGCCTCATCGACAAAGGCCGAAAGCTCATCCCGATAAATTGTCGAGTTCTGCAGCGTTTTAATAACGGCATCAATCTCTTGCGGCATCTCCTGTTGTGCCTTTTTCAAACACTCCTGCAGCACCGGGATCGTCCGTCCCGTTTGCCCCTGATTCCAGTTAAATCCCGGCGTGATGCCTTGCGGTAATCTTTCAAGCGTTCCTTTTCGCTCGTTAAAATAGTTGCGATATTTGTCCGGAGGCGCTTTTGTTTTTATGCGGAGCGTCCCGCCACCCGATCCGTCGGCGGCAGGCGGTACTTTTATGCCTTCGTTTTCATATCGTTGTTTTCGTGCTCCCGTTACCGCCCGCGTGTAGCACTTGCACCCGTACCCGTTCGGCGGAAAATGATTGTTCCACCACGGATCGTCTTTCGGCAGGATAAGACCGTCCCATGCAAGGTGTTGCTCTCGGTGCTTTTGGCTGTTGCCGACCCGATACATTAAGTACGGGTGTAAATCGCTTGCCATCGTGCGCTCGTACTGTCCCTTTTGATACGCGCTTCGCAAATTAACATTGTAAATTGTCCGGAGCCGCCGGTCGCTTCCGAGTTGCGCGTCCACCTCGCGTCCGGTCAGCGGATCGGTCATTTGCTTTTTGCCCCACCATCCCTTTTGCTGCAACGTCGGCTTTATGTTCTTCTTAAAACTCTCAAAGCTCTGCCCGTCCTCTATCGCCTTTTCAACCGCCTTTTTCATATCGCTTAAAACATCGATCTGCATCGCTTTTGCAACGGTAAAAGCCGTCGCATGCTCTTCGTTCCATACGTCTTTATAGCTGAAACCGACTTTGAGATTTTTATTTTTAATATAGTCGAGCGCTTCTTTCGGGATAAACTTGTCAGGCATTTGCCGCCGCTCCTTGCTCACTGAAAAGGCTTCGTTCTTTTTCTCTTATCGCGTTTTCAATCCTCGTTTTAGCGATGCTAAAATAATTGTCATCTAGCTCCATACCGATAAACTTGCGGCCGGTATTGATACAAGCGACACCGGTTGAGGCGCTTCCCATAAACGGATCAAGGACAAGCGCACTCTCTTGGGTAACTAACGCCATAAGTCGCTCCATAAGTCTCAGCGGTTTTTGTGTCGGATGCTGCATTGTATAATGCTCCCGTGTTTGTTGCATGATTGATTTTTCCACGCATCCATGCTCCATACTTCTAGCGACTTTTACAGGACGGTCTATATCAAGCAAATTTTTTGTACACGTAATATCGTGTTTTGTAGTATACGGATAACCGTAAATGTGTAGTATTGTTTTTTCCCGCAGTCCTCTGTTTAAACTATCTATAACTGCAAGGCTACGATCGCACCCGTTAATAAAACCGGTATGCGATGCAAAGTGTTTTGCAACCGACTTTTGACAGTATGCAGGTGGGCTATATTGTTCCAAATATTTTTTTACAGCCTCAAGACTTTTTGCGTTAGAAAAAACCGCCAGTAATCTTTTTATATCGCGTTTAATAGCTTCTATGTCGTGCCCTTTCATCTCAAGATACGGAATCCGTGTTTTGTTTATTTTGCCTTTTCCTTTTGTGTGTATGCTGATTGTTTCGTGGACGCGGTTTATCGGCAGCAAGGGACTGCTTGTCTGTACTTTATTCCAGATGATTTCTTCTTTAAACATAAACCCTATGTCCGCAAGTATTGTATTCCAGCGGTAAAATGAGGTACCGCGTCCGAACATAACAATAAAGCCGGCGGACTTTAATACCCGCTTTGCTTCGTTGAAAAAGATAGGTTCATTAAAAGGGATATCGAGTTTTTGATTTTTTAGATAGCCATACGGCGGATCAGTAATAATTGCGTCTATGCTTTCATCCGGTATCTTCGGCAAAAGCTCTATACAATCGCCGTGCAGTAATTTTATATTCTCATTCATTTCCATAAAATTATTCTTCTCCGGCAAAATTCGCGTCGCCCTCTGCTCGTGCTTTAAAAAAAGCGATCGCCATCGTGCGGGCAATCTTTTCGGCATTCCAGCCGTTCACGAGCCTTTCAAGTTCGGCTTCAAAGCTTTTAAAGTCGGTCGCCTTATCCGCAGCCTTCTCAATGACCGCCGCAATGTCGTCGGTGATTTCGATAAAGCCGTCGGTCGTATCGTCGTCACCGGTTTCATCGATTTCGCTTTGTGTAACGTCGCTTGCATTGAGTGCAATGTGCCCTGCGTTCTGCGTGTTCATCATCGGCTCGTATGCGGCCGGAGCGGTCAACACCTCATCGTCTTTTTCAGGCGACGACAATCCCAAAAGCGCATGCATCTCCTGCGCTTTTACCTTAAATCCCAGCGGCACGAGCTTTGTAACCGAGTCGACGATGAGCTGCACGTTTTTCGGTTCAACGTATTTGATGCGCAGCTTCGGATATCGCTCCTGTTTCCCGAAGTTGAAATTTACATACGGAATAACAAGGTCTCGGTTTAAGGTTTGCTCAAGTTGTCGGACGTCGGCTTTGAGTATATCCTGCCTGACTGCCTGCTGGTCTTGACTGTCCCCGAGTTTTCCGGGTGTACCTTCGGCGCTCGCGGTTTGCCCGAGTACGAGCTTCGACAGCTGCTTGTCCGCCCATTCGGCAATCTTCTCGTATACTTCGGAGTTTCCCGCCGTCGTCTTGCTTTCGATGATATCGATCGCCATAGCGTCGGGGATTACCGCACCGACGTCGCTTCCGATAGCGGCAACCGCTCGTTTCAGCGTCGCGATATCCTCTTTCGTAGCCTTTCTGCCGTACTTACCCAACCGCACCGGGTAGCCGAAGCGGTCTGCAAACGCCGCCCAGCTTGTTACGTCGTAGGTTTTTACGAGCCAATAAAAAAGCGCGGTAAAACTCAAGCCGCTCGTTATCTGCTTGCCGCTCAACAGGTTCGGCTCGTGTACGATAAACTTGTACGGCTCCAGCGGGTGCAGTTCCATACCGTACACATCTCGGAGCGAGAGCACGCCCGTCACCTTATCGTAGGCAAACCAGCGCGGATCGCGATAGATAAACGTTTCGGGCTTCCATCGGGTACCGGCCGTATCCCAAATAATCTCGTTGACGCTAAAACCCTTGCCCAAAGCGTCGAGCGCGTTCTTTATTAAGTCCATACTGTCGGCATGGCTGATGATATCTTCGTTTACCGCTTCGGCAACGGCAAGTGCTTCTTTATCGTCGCTTCCCGCCTGTACATACAGCTCCAGTCCTTCGACGGCATGCTTACGCGTCGAGAGTACCGATCGGTAATGCGCGTCGCGCTCTTCAAGCTCTCCGGCTATTTCCAAATATTCGGCGGGTACCTCTCCGCGCCGCACTCGATTCAAAATGACGGCAAGCCGCTCCGGAGTAAGACCTGCGACAAGGCCTCCCGACCACAGATCACGGTTTGAATTCGCGACGGGCGTTGCGCGTTGTTCGTTCAGCTCTTTTTTATGTATCTGTTCTTTTTTCGCTGTATCCGTTTCTTTTAATCGTCCCAACCGTTCCATGGGTCAACTCCTTTTATTCCGAATGTCATTTTTGCTTTCACGGAATCATAGGCATACGGCTGATAGTTCGCTTCGTAGCTCTGCAGTTCCGCAAATTTGGCCATCACTTTGGCAATACACGCGTCCCCGTGCCGCTTCGTTCTCCCGCCGCCCGTGCGTTCGGTGATAAGCGGTACCCCTTGTACCACTTTTACGACCTTAAAATCGTCGCGAATAAAAAGGTCGTTCGGCACGGTCGTGTTTTTATCTTCAAGTGCGCTTTTAAGGTGTGGGAAATTCTCGGCATACCACTTACGGCTCAACATCACCTGATACACATAGCCCGGCCATTCCTGCGCGGCATATTCGGCGATCATCTGCCCGTTGCCTCTGGAGTCAAAAGCGGCACCTTCAAAATCTTTTAATCCGTTTCCGATAAGTTTTATCAGCTGCCACTGTTGCGCAAACGGTATGTTGCGCAGCTCGACAACGCAGAGCGTTTTCGTTTTCCCTTCGGCAACGATTTCATCGAGCCAAATGACGGTTAAATCTCCCGATCGCGCAAAGTCTTCGCCCATAACAACGGGATTATCCGTGCTTTGCAGTACCGGCTTTATTTCCTTAAACCACGCATTGATTTTCCGCTCGCGCTTCCAATCGCTTTCAAACGTAAAAGAGTCGCTTTCGGTAAACCGAAAAACAGGCGCATCTTCTTTTACGCTATCAACCAGCGCACGCGGAAAATATTGCGTACCGCTTGCGCGCGGCACACAAAAAAGCTCTTCGTCGGCACCGTCGCCGTAATCTTTAATGAGGGCATCGAGCCACGCGTCTTCTTTTTCCTTGCTCCACTCTTCACCCTTTACTTCGCAAATGCGTTTATACAAACCGTCGCGCAGGGCATCGTCAATCGTGGTGCGGTGGAGTGAGTAGTCTTTCTTCCCATCGTGAATCTCTTTGACTAAGTCATTAAACGGATTATCTTCACCGTCATGCGTGCTTAAAATGGAAACCGAGCCGCCCCACATAAGAAAAGCTAAAGCGGATTTTAAGACTTCCGATAAATCATCGCAGAATGCCGCTTCATCAATAATGGCATGCCCCTGCTTTGAGCGAAGCGAGCGCGGCATGGATGACAGCCCCCAAATTTCAAAACCTGAATCAAAGCGGATTTTATAGACCGTAATGTCTTTATCCTCATTTTTGATCACCGTCTCCTCCATATCGGAGCAGACGATATTCAAAAGCTTTGCCCAAAATGCGGCATCGTTGATAAACTGCTGCGTCATCTCTTTGTCATATGCAGTATAGTAGCAGTTCATTCCGCCTGCATTGCGAGAAAGAGCTGCCAGTAACACCGCATACAGCGCTTCTACATACGATGCTCCAATACGGCGGCTTTTTTCCCAGACCTTTACCTTCGCACCGTCCAGCAGCCATGTTTTTTGATAATCGAGTAAAATATTTTTATTTAAGGCTTCAACTATGGTCATTTTATTCTGAACACCTCTGCGTAAATGGCATCCAGTGTCTCTTTGCTGACGCCTTTTTTCTTGCCGACTTCCTCTATCTTTGCGGCAGCTTCGGCAAGGACAGCCTTTCGGATTTCATCTTCCCGTTCGGCATTCAATTTTTCCGCCTGTTCCAAATCTTTCAATCCGCGCGCAACTTTGAAGATGACTTCTGTCACTAATTTAGGATCGACTTCCGATTTTTCTTTTAATTCCTCCAACTCGGAAATAAGGTCAAAAGCGACAAGCCGCACTTGCTCGTTTACCACCTTGCCGAGCCGGTTCCGCGTATCGCTGCCGTATTTTTCAAGATACGCTTCCGCAACTTCGCGCGCCTGTCGGTTTTTTTCGGCAAACTTTTTCATTCTGACGGCATAGCGGTTCAAGCTGCTTTTCGAGATGAGCGGCTCTCCCGCTTCCGCATTTATAGCGTCCACTATTTCAAGCTGCGTGACATCGGGACGGTTGAGTAATTCGATGAGTTTTTTCCGTAAATCTTCCGGCAGCCGATCGACGGCGCTTTTCTGTCCCATGCGTTACTCCTCAAACGGCGGATCAATACCGTCGGCGCGTAAAAGCCCGAGCGCAACATCCAAGCCCGGACGGGTAAGTTTTGCCAACACCAACGCTTTATCTGCGAGCCGTTCCGTGCGAACATAGCCGCGGCGTTCAAGCCAATTCACGAGCGCATTCACATCTGCGAGGCTTACTGTATGCCCGTAGCTTTTTAAAAGCCGTTGGAGCATTTCATTCGACAGCGTTCTGCCGGCATCCTTTTCGAGCCCTTGCAGGATGAGTATTCTTTGATTCGGCAAAAATATATTTTCCATTTCCGTCAGCCTCTCTGTGTGTTATTTATAAACCAGTTCTGTATGGATTGTAGGATAGGCTTTATCCCTTTTAATTCGCCTTCAATACTGCTCATGCGCTGCTGTACGGATTGCACAAGGGTATTTTCGAGGTTTTCAATCCTCTTTTCCAATTTGTTTATATCCCTTTGCCGGGCTTCGCTTTCCCTCTGTAAACTTTCTTTCGTATCGGTTTTAAAGGCATTGTATTTATCCTCCTGCTTCTTTTTCCAATATTGAAAAATACTGAAAGAAAGCGTAAATACCGACACAAACGATCCGACCGAATAAAGAACAAATTTCGCTATCTCCATAGTTGCTGCAGTTTAATAGCTCAAGCGTAGCCCGATGCCTAAACCGATTCCTCCTAAAAATCCTATACTGACCCCGCTCAAGCAAAACATCCAATTTTTTATCGTTTTTCTGTGCAGCTCCTTTTCAAAGCTCTGCGCCTTTACCTTCCAGTATTCGGCATCCGGTTTATAAGCGAGTACCCCTTGCTTGTACCCTGCGTTATATGCCTCGTCTATGCTTTTCTCAGACTCTTCAATAACGATGTCAATGAGAGCTTGGACTTCCTTCCCCGTGTAGCTTTTCGTTAAGTCGATTCCGTACTTCGAGCCTGAACCGTTCGGCGATCGACTCCCGTTCCCCGCGTAGCTCATCTGCATTACAAGCAGCATCAACAAGATCGCCGCCAGACGTCTGTTCGATTTCTTCTTTCGTTTTATCCCTTGCATTTTGCGCTTTCTCCTCAATCGTCTCTCGTTCCCGTCTGTGCAGTAAAATAAATCCTATAACCGCGCATATCGATGCGAGGACTGCCCAAGCGGTAAGTACGACTTTTTTCAGCTTACTACACAACACCTGCTTTACCCTTGTATATATTGTTTATCCAGATCGACGTATCAACCGGCAAAAACACGGCCTTGCAAAAGCCGCCGGCCATGAGCGCGTCCGTCATCGCGATATGTGATATGCCGACGGCGTTCAAGACAAACGACCCGATAACGATCGCGATGCCTACGCCAGCCATCACATTGCTCACCGTCTTCATATCGATTCCCTTTTTCTCTTCCATGCTTACACCTCTATTAAAGTCCCCTGTATTTCATCGCCGGCTTTTACTCCGCATGATTTTAAAACGCGATTAAACGCATCCAAATCATTCGACGAGAGGATAAAGCAGCCGGCGCTCCATGCGAAACGGGTGTCGGCGCCCAGCGCAAACGAAAAACGATCATGAATAAGCCAGCGGCCGTTTTGATAGCCGCCTCTAGTCGTCTGCATCGCGTTTCGGTCTATTTCCTGCCCGTCGATATCGCGCGTTTTTGTGATTGCATGAATTTGACCGTGAAATCTGCGCGGCGGTACAAAACACCGTACTGTAAAATCTCCCGCGGCAACGCTGTCACCGTGCGGAACTGTGTCGCCCGGCTTCATCTTTCCGAAACAATAATTTGCAACGCTTTGGCAGCGACAACGGAAAAGCTCCGTATCGTCTGCGGTCAGGATAAAATCGTCGAGACTGTTGTTTTTCCAGTTGTTCTCAAAACTGTCCGGCTTTCTCGGGTCGACCTTAAAATCATAAGATGTTTTGTATCGATTTATTTTTATCCGCAGCATTCTTAAACTCCGTTTCCTTATCTTACCGACTTTCGTCCGTAAAACTCTCGAAACGGCTGTTAATATAATCGCCGATGTAAAAAAAAGAGAGCCTTTCGGCTCCCTAAATAATTGCATATCCTGTAACGCGCTTGCACTATATTCCCGATATTTCCCGCTTTTTTCCGGAAAATCCCGCCTTTTCTCCGTCATTTAACATTCTATTCTCTGGCTTTATCAGGAAGCCCCGATAAGAGAAGAATCGGCTGCATGGATCGCCCGTGCAAGTTCTTCAAATTTTGCCCATGTCCACTCTCCTCTTTCCGCATACCAATCGGGCGTTTTAAGTCCCGCTTTTTTAAATACATTTTTATTGAAATAGGTATAATACGCTCCTCCCCGCCATGGAATACCCATAATCTTTCCGTCATAGCTTAAAGATGTTTTATACGCTTCAACGGCCGTATTCGGTTTACCCGTCTTATCGATGTATTTATTGAGCGGCTCTATAAAACCGTTATCCATGCGAGTGAATGCATCCGTCTGACGCTTTTCCATAAAGCAATCCATTTCGGCACGGCCGGAAAGCAGCGTAGCGATTTTTGTTTCGTAATCCGCGGCGGGAAGTATTTTTCCCTCAACTCTGACATTTGAATGGGTTGCATTAAATTTTTCTATCAACGATTTATGCGCGGCGTCATCCCATGTATAATACGTAATAACGACAGGCCCCGCAGTTGCCGTATTTTTACTCGTCGTATCCGCATCGCCCATTGCAAACAAACTTTGAACGGCAAAAGATGCTGTGATAAACACTTTTAGAAATAATTTACTTCGTCTTTGCATAACAGTCCTCCCATAAAAACTTTTGCAGGAAATATGAATTTCCGAAAAAGTTTTTAGCCGTGCGCGTGTGCGCACACGTTCAATA